CGCGCTGGCTTTTGCACAAAAGTCGCACGCTGCTGACGAGCGGCACCCAAAATCTCTGGGCGTGGCATAATCCGTGATCTTTCATTTTCATTGGCACTTGCATCAGTAAAGCAGGGGGGGGCAATTCCTTGACCGCTTCAAGCAAAACGTTGCACCTTTTCGGCATCAAAGCCTGGGATGCCGCATAGAAAACGATCAAGGCCTTTAATATCAAGGCCTTGAGTCATAAAACACCATCGAAAAACGCAAACTTTTGCGACTCTTCTAAACCCAATAAACATTGGTCCAAACGGTTGCGTTTTGGGGAAGATTTTCCCGGAGCCAATACCGCCACGGCGTCCTGCCGACGAACACCACTCCCCAATCCGCAACACCTCGATTACTGTACGCACATACAGTATCGAGAAGCATCATGGAAATCGACGAAGACACCTGCAAGTGGCTGGGCTGCTCCACGCCGCTTGAAATGTACAAGCACCAATGCGCCCTTCTGGAGGACGAGATCAGCGACCTGCAGCGGCAGCTGGCCAAGGCGCGAGCGAACGTTACCGGCCTCGTTCATATGAACGACCTATTGATCACAGGGAAGGCCGCAGCTGAGGAACAGCTTAGATCCATATCCTCACAACTCAGCCACGCGAACGTGGAAAGCTCTGAGCAGAGCAAAGAGATCATGAGCCTGAAAATGATCGCCAGCCAGAACTCATACCTTCGCGTTGAAAACCAGCGGCTTCTCCTGGAGCTTACCGTCCTCAGGGGACCACAGCCCTGACATAAGCCTGGCACGCCCGCAGCGCGATCACGGCGTTATCCCCGTCGTCGGTGATGGCGATAATTCGTTGCGCATGCGCTGGGTCAAGTTGGGCTCGACGGGCTGCATGAACCACGCCGCCGGTGCTGGTGGTGGCAGGCACGTTGCAGCCACTGGCTGGATCCTCGAGGAGGACTGACAGCCGGACATCAGCAGTAGCAAGCTGGTCACGCAGGCGAGCCTGGTTGCGCTGGGCATCGGATAACTCCTTGGTGTGTTGTTGGTCTTGGCCAGCGAGCTTCTGCTCTAGGGTCAGCCGTTTGTCTTGCTCTGCACGGGCCTGGACAGAGGCGGCATTGCTGATGGCTCCCAGGTCCGTTTGGAACTGGGCCGCCTGTTCGGCTAGCTGCTTGCCCATCCGCCAGCCCTGCACCTGCCAGGCGCCGCCAGCACCAATGCCGATCAGCAGCAGGCACGAAAATAGGATCAGCGCGACCTTGTACTGCGTTACCAATTCGCCCATGACTCCTCCCAATTCGGCATATCGACAGTTTGCCCAGCAAGTGCATGCGTGCAGTCGCCCAGGTACTGGATTTGTCCATCGGTGACGAATGAGTGGCAGACAACATCCTTTCCATGCATCCCATAGCGGGACAGTACAGAAGGCGTGAACGTCGGGGCCTCGGCGTTTCCGTTGTAGCCCCACCGCGGGCCAGGGCCAGTTCCAACATTCAGGCTATGCGGGAGATCGCAACCATTGCAGAAGAACCACAGCGAGCCGTCTGCCGCCTGGCCCAGGACGCGGGAGATTGTTTTTATTTCACTCATGCCAGCACCTTCAGCGCCCTGTCGTACAGCGCCTGACGATCGGCTTGGCCGGTGAGCCCGCCATTGATACGGCGAGTGATCTTCGCGAACTCCTTCTGATCAGCCAGGGTGTTCAGACCACGTGTTGACCAGAACCAGGCCGCCGACATCGCGGCGTACTGCGGCTGCTCCAGCAGTACAGGGTTGCTGATGAGGTCCAGGCCCAGAGCTTCAGCGCACGCGGCATAGTTCGCCCGTCCAGTGATCTGGATAAGGCCGCGCCCGCGATACTTGGAGCCGTCGCCCGGCACCGTGTTGCCCAGGTCGGCACGCCCTTCGTAGCCGGCCTGTTGCGCGGTGGGGCCCCAGATCTCGCGCACGTAGCGCAACTGCCCCGACTCGTGACCTACCTGGGCAATGAATGCGGCAATGCGCAGGCGGTTGACGATGCCGTATTTGGCCATGGCAGTATTCAGCACAGGAACAAAAACGCCGGCTTGGCGGCCGGCGTTCGGGAGGATCTGCAGCAACTGCTGCTCGGTGATCGGCATAGCTTTCTCCAGGCATAAAAAAACCGCTCAAGGCGGTATTAGTGTTCGGGCATCAGCGGGTCAGGCGTCAGCGGCTACCGCGTTGATGGCGTCTCGGGCGGCGCTGCGGCCCGCCTTGATATCGTCAGGGGCGGCCTGCCCCGTCTCTACCTGCCGGAGTATGTACCAGTCGGTTTCCCGCAAATAATTGAGTGCTTCCTGGGCGGCGACATCCTGCGCGACCTCAGCGGGTGTCTTTACCTTTTCAAGCTTGCTCAAGTCCACCATCTTGTGTCTCCTCTGGTTGTGGGGCTGGCTAAATGATTGGAGAAGTATCGGGGAACTTTACCCGGCCACTTCTGACCTCGAGGATGATGGGTTGAGTTGGGTTTCGGTATTCCTCAGGGCTGTCCCAGGAAACCGGCAAGCGCAGGGTTAAGTGCAAGGTGCCGTCAATGCGCTCCACGTATTCGGTATCGACAAAGAACTTGTTGCCCACTGCGCTCCCTGGCAGGCGATAACCATCCGGGATGCCGGACAGATCGATAGCCTCGTCGTTGATGGTGATAACGTCGCCATCTACATAAGCCTCGACAGGCCAGTCAACAATATCAGCCCATAGTTTAATTTTCATTTCCATCGACCCCACACACTAATAGATATGCCAAAAAACTGGGCTACTGGGCCGTTTTTAATTACAAGTTGGATTGTTGTGGCGCTTTGCGGAACTGAGGACGTGCACCCATAATGGTCATTGCTTGCCGATACAGCTAGCGTAACTGTTGCAAACATACCTGCTTGGCTGATACTACCACTAGGAATAGTGTAGGTATTAACATAGGCCGTATTAGCAGCAACGGTAGGCGTGTTAGCTAAGTTTCCGCTTATTCGAATAAGCCCATTAACAAACTTTTCTACGGTGAAGCCGCTAACAACTGCCGAGGACATAATCCCGCCAGCTGTTTGAGGATCAAGAACCGCAGACGCCATCGTCACATCAACGCCTAATGCCAACCTCGAAGCCGGTGCGCTGGTCGCGCCGGTACCCCCCTTATCAATCGGCAGAATTTCATAGTTGCCAGTGGTGCCCAAAGCAGCCAACTTCGGCCCGAACTGGTTGTTCAGGCTATTGAAGGCATCCGACAGCATCTTGTCATAGCCCTGCACGGGCATGATGGCGTAGGCCGCGCCGCTGACGGTCGCCCCTTTGTAAGCAGGCAGGATCGAGATCACGGTGGAGCTCGCCACGTTGGCAACCTCATAGGTTGCGCCATCCGGGCCGACGAACGAATCACCCACCCTGGAGGACGCAGCGAAATCCACGCCCGCCCCTGTAACTGTCGTGCTGCCGTTTTGAACAGACACTGTTCCGGCTCTTTGCCAAACCATACTTTTCTCCAGGCGAAAAAAAACCGCGCAGGGCGGGTTTGTTATTTCAGATTCGATGAATGCTTATGAGACTGGCTTAGCAAAAACCACAGGGGTGTATAGTGTCGTTTGAATATCTACTCCCACTACTTGCATGACAAGCCTGTTATTTGCAAAGTCCCAAACTGCATACATATTTCCTTGCCGGCTAGTGCCGCCAGCGACGTCCATAGCAATATTATTCAGTAGCAAATAGTCGCCTGTATTTAATGGACTGCCTGCTGTCCAGCTGAGCCTAGAAGTTCCCTGGCCTGTAGACGTTGATCCGAGATAGGTCCAACTAGTTATTGTTCTTGTGAATTGCGCGCAAGGAGTCCCGTTATCAAATAAAAGTTTACCGCCACCATCCCATATCCTAAACCCATAGGTTGCCGTCGGAGAAGACTGAAAAGCAGCACAAAACCACGTGCCCGACGAAGACTCACCCACAATGCCTCTAAATGAAAAACCAGTCCAAGCACCGGGCGATCCATTAACAAGACAAAAGCACATTGTGCAAGACTGGGAAGTCCGCACAAATACTAGCGGTGGCTCAGATGAAGTTATAACAGACGGAAATGAAACGCTCGCACCACTCCCTCCATTGACCCAGCTTCCTTTGTGCAAAACGACAAGCCTTGAAAACTCAGAGTCGAGCACGACAACGTCGTTATTATTGGAAAACTGAATACCAAACGACATCACCTGTTCCTCATAACTAGAAGCCTCTGAGCGCTTAGCCCAATGGGGCCAGTACTGGTACCAGGAAACCCGAAATACACAGTAACCCCATTAGCAGACACAATAGGCGTGTATTGAATCGAATAAACGCTTTGGGCGGTTGTATCATAAGCAGCAACAGGAATGCAGACAGCAGAGTGCGTCGCTGGGTTAATACCTGGAATAGATATAAATCGAGTTCTCCCAGGGGCCGGAACGCCCGCCTGTACCATCTCGGAATAAACAACCCGTACGGTAAAGGACGTTTCATCCAGCTCAAGGAGGCCAGTCGGCCCCCAAACTCTTGCACCGAAGCTCATGCGGAAAGGTCTCCCCACTGGTAACGCTTAGTACCGTTCTCGTCAAAAACCTTGCCGCCAGCGTTATTGATGACCTGTCTCGCCTGCCCAGCCCCCAAAGCGCTGTTGATTTCGAACGTCCCATTGAAGAACAACTTCCAGCCAGATACACCGGCAACATAGTTGTTCGACTGAATGTAGTTACCGATCTTGGCGTTGGTGATCGTGCCGTCCTGGATGAATGCGGAGTTGATGAATGTCTGCCCACCAGTAACCGCGAATGGCGAAACCGGTGTACCGTTCGCCAGGTTCAGAAGCATGAACGTGTCAGCCCTGACCACGAACTGCGACGACACCCCAGACGGATCGACCTGCAGGCCCAGGCCAAACGAGGCGGCGTACTTC